TGACATGGCTATTGCTGGTGTAGCTACCCGTTGGGATGACTACACAGGTCAACCCAAGGGTGCTTATGCTGTGGCACAGACAGTCAAGGATGTGATGAATGTACGCCGTAATGGTGATGAAGGCTACGATGCATGGACTGTGTTCAACCGCATCCAAGAAGGTGTAATTCGTGGCAATGCCATGATTCGTTCCATCACTGATGTGCATCCCGAAGGTGTGATGCGTAAGGCTCGACCAGTTAACTCCATCAAGGAAGCTGTGCGTATCAACACAGAGTTGTGGAACATTGCTGACGAATTCGTTACTGCGTAACGTAAATGGCCCTGACCGCTATGGGGATGCCACTGCGTGGCAGCAATCGGTGACAGCATGGAGAGACATGCAACTAACACAACAACACAGGGTATGTATGCAACACAACAACGCTATCGGTATGTTCATGGGTCTGTTCATCGGTGATGCACTTGGTGCGCCATTGGAATTCACTGAGCCTAACACTGGCTCCCCACTCAAGGACATGATCGGTGGTGGTGTTCATGAGACAGCACCGGGAGAGTGGACAGACGATGGTGCTATGGCAATGGCTATCGCTGATGCCTACCTGACATACAAACGCTTTGCTCCCGGCATCATTGCACAAAACTTCAAACAGTGGAGAAACAATGGAACATTCGGCACTCGCAATTATTGTTTTGATATTGGAACTACTACTGCTGAAGCGCTGAGTGCATCGTCTAACAAGCGTCCCTATGGTGGCTCTTGTGCCCTCATGACAGACGGTAACGGTGGCATCATGCGAATGGCTCCACACATCCTGTTCAACCACAACAACAAGACGATGGCGATTGCTGAGTCTGTTGCTGGTGGCTTACTCACTCATGGCACAGGTAAGTGCATTGCCTACAGTGCTGCACTGGCTGAAGAGTTGTTTGATGGTGCAACTACAGGCAACCAATACCTATTCGACAAAGGCATCAAGGAAGACAGTGGCACAGTGATGGGTTGCTATGCATCGGCATGGCAGTCGGTGTGTGCAACACACTCCTTCGAAGACGCTCTCATTCACGCTGTCAACAAAGGTGGTGACGCTGATACAGTTGGTGCTGTGACAGGTATGATTGCTGGCCGCATCTATGGCTACGATGCCATACCTCAGCGCTGGCTTGATGCACTGGTTGACCACGACAAGTTGTTGGCGACAGCAACTATGCTCTACAACATGGGTGATGTATGACCGTGAGACTAACCAGAGATGGCACAGCCGTTGTTGACACCGAATACTACTGGCAACCCATTGCAACATGCCCAAGGTCTGCGAAGGTGCAGCTACTGAGTGTGCATGGTGTTGCTGTGTACGGTGAGTTGCGTGGTGATGATAAACAATGGACACATTGGGCACCCCTGCCTAAGAAACCTAAAGAGGAAAGCAAATGAAAGACGAAGCATTGCAGATGTGCCTTGAGTACATCGAAACTGACGCACATGAGCGCAAGTATGTTCGCCATGCCATCAAGCAAGCCCTTGCAGCACCTGTGCAGGAGCCAGCACAGCAGGAGCCTGTGGCGTGTATATGGGAAAAGGATGATGGCTACAAATCACTTGAGTGGGAAGGTTTGGAGGAAAGTGAAATGCAAAATGTTAACGTTAAAAGTATTACACCCCTTTACACCACCCCACCCGCACAGCGGCAATGGGTTGGGCTGACGGATGAGGATGTTAAAGACCTTTGTGGCGAAGCAAGCAACTTTGGGACAAGCAGTTGGATCAGGCACATCGAAGCCAAGTTAAGGAGCAAAAACATATGAACCTAGCCCGTTACATGCAACGTGTTGACAAGGACGGTGTCACCTACTACAGATACAACCCACCCGCTGACGCTGTTGAAGCTAACATTGTTAAGCGCATCAAGATAGGCACAAGCCTTGTCGATGCCATCAACTATTGCAACGAACAGAATGAATTGATGGACGAGTGGAGACAGCATCACCGCTACCTCAAACACTTGACAGACAAGTCAACCGTCAACGACTTGACCAAGAGCTATGTCAACAGCCTTGAACACAGCAGGCTTGGTATAAAGACACGTTCAGACTATGCCTACTATCTCAAGCAATGGTATCAAGAACGCACAGCAGGTCAGGTGTTGTTGCACACAAGGCTTGGTGGTTTGACAACACCGATGTGTCAACAAATCTATGACACTCATGCAGGCAACAGCGTAAGCTTAGCCAACCATTCATTGGCTGTGTATCGTTTGTTGTTTAGCTATGCCATACGCAATGGGTTCTGCACCTTCAATCCATTCACCAATGTGAAGCGTCAGACAGATCGACCACGCCGCACAGTGTGGACGAAGGAACACATCAAAGCTTTCATGGCTACAGCATTCAGCAAGTATGAATGGCGAAGTATTGGCCTCATTGTGTACACCGCCTACTGTGCAGCGCAACGTCTTGGTGACATGCGTATGCTGACATGGGACAGCTATGACATCAACACAGGGGTGTTGTCGTTGGAGCAGAGCAAGCGTAGGGCAAGGGTGGCTATACCGCTACCAAAAGACTTGCAAGAGATGTTGAAGCAACAACACCTTGACCTGTCTTGGCAACCCTATATAATGCCAGCGTCAACGAAGAACACACCCAAGCCCTACAGCTTGCAGCAGTTGAGCAAGGTGGGTAAGGTGGTGATGCAAGAGGCTGGACTACCTGATGAGTTGCAGCTAATGGACTTGCGTAGAACAGCCATCACAGAGATGGTTGAGGTTGGTGTAGCTCTCACAAACGTGATGTCTTTATCAGGGCATGCCACAGTGCATAGCCTTACACCGTATGTCAAACACACACTGAAGAGTGCTACAGTGGCACAGGAACTAAGAGGAATGGTATGAGCGCTTGGCTTATCGCAACCATCGGTGTCGTGTACACCGTCATCGCAATTGATCTGTTGCTCAAGGGCAACACAGGACTTGGCTTAGCCTTTGTTGGCTATGCCATTGGTAACATCGGACTAACTATGGAGGCAATGAAGCTATGACAACAGCAAAACTTATTTGGGCAACACCAGATGCTGACAAACACATCGGCTATTGCGCCCGTGTCAGCAACCCCGGCAACCAAGACAACCCCAACATTGCAGGGCTGCTAAACTATTGTGCAAAGAACAACCACTGGTCTGTGTTTGAAATGGCTAGTGCATGCATCGAAGTGTCCACCACCCGCGACATTGCACGACAAATCCTGCGACACAGAAGCTTCAGCTTCCAAGAATTCTCTCAAAGATATGCTGACGCTACACAGCTTGGTGAATTCGCTATTCGAGAATGCCGAATGCAAGACAACAAAAATAGGCAGAACTCTTTAGTCACTGACGACTTCGACCTCACTGTATGGTGGGCAGCAGCACAGGCTACGATGATTGGTCAAGCTGAGTTTCTTTATGGTGAAGCATTACATCGTGGCATTGCCAAAGAGCAAGCCCGTGCTCTGTTGCCTGAAGGGTTGACACCGTCTAAGCTGTACGTCAATGGCACTATGCGTAGCTGGATTACATTCTTGCAAGCACGACTCGACCCATCCACACAGAAGGAACACAGGTTGGTGGCACAGGATGTGTTGGTTGTGTTGCGTGATGTTGCACCTGTTACAGTTGGTGCTTTCTTTCCTGAGCAACCATGACCTGCAACTGCCATCCCTTGTCGCCGTTCCATTGGCAACAACATCCCCGCCCTTCCATCTTCGCTGAAGACTCTACGTTCAAGGCTAAGCAGTCAGGTAAGACAGCATCACAGATCAGCACAGAGGTGGTCAAGCGTAAGCGTGATGAAGGCATTGAAGTTGGTACAATCTACGGCCTCAACAAAGAACGTGATGAAGCTTTGCTGCATGCCAAGCGCTTCCATATGTTTAGTAAGGCTGGAACTAAATGAGTTTCATTCGCACTCACGTTGCCTGTCCTGCTTGTGGTAGCAGCGATGGTGCATCAATCAATGCAGACGGTAGCGCCTATTGCTTTGTCTGTTCAGTATTAACCCCCGGTACAGAAGGAATCACAGTGATCGAACCCACTACACCAACAGTGTCTGACACAAGCTTCATCAAAGCATTCAACACAGGTGTGCCAGTGTCTGTGTCAGAAAGACGCATCACCAAAACAACGATGGAGAAGTATGGCACTGTCCGTGACAACGGCAAATACTATTTCCCCTACTACGACAAAGACTCTGTGTTGGTGGCAGCAAAGGTCAGACCTGTAGACCGCAAAGACTTCAGCGCGGTTGGCAACTGGAAAGCTGCAACACTGTACGGGCAGAACTTGTTCCCGTCCGGTGGTAAATATCTAACCATCACTGAAGGCGAGTTCGACGCAATGGCTGCGTTCCAGATGACAGGATCGAAGTGGCCTGTTGTGTCCATCAGGAATGGTGCAGCTTCAGCATTGAAAGATTGCAAAGCCAACTACGAATACATCAACAGCTTTGAAACCATTGTTGTCTGCTTCGATGGTGATGAACCCGGCATCAAGGCTGCAAAGGAAGTGGCTGAGTTGTTCGGTAGCAAGTGCAAGATATTCAAGCCTATGCCTGAGTTGAAGGATGCATGTGATTGGTTGTCAGCAAGCAAGGAAGCACAGTTTGTTGACCGCTGGTGGAGGGCTGAGCAATTTGTACCAGACGGTATTGTCTCTGGTAGTACGCTGTGGGATATTGTCTCTGAACCTATGGCCCCTGCCGATTGCAAGTATCCGTGGGATGGGTTGAACGAACTCACCTATGGTATCCGACTCGGTGAACTTGTCACCATCACAGCAGGCTCAGGCTTGGGTAAGTCTCAGGTGTTGCGTGAGTTGGTGTGGCATCTGATTCAGAACACACCAGACAACATCGGCTTGATGTTCTTGGAAGAGAGTGTGCGTAAGACTGCATTGTCTATGATGTCGCTTGCTGCCAATGCACCACTGCACCTGCCTGATGCTGTTGTGTCTGATGAAGAACGTAAGAACGCATTCGATGCAACGCTTGGTACTGGACGACTGTACCTGTTCGACCACTTCGGATCGACTAGCATTGAGAACATTATTAACCGTGTTCGCTATCTGGCAAAGGGTATGTCATGTAAGTACATCTTCCTTGACCACTTGTCCATCATCATCTCAAGTCAAGAGAGTGGTGACGAACGCAAAGCCTTGGATGAAGTGATGACTAAGCTGCGTATGCTGGTGCAAGAAACCAACATCGCTCTCATCTTGGTCAGCCACCTGAAGCGTCCATCCGACAAGGGTCACGAGGAAGGTGCAGCCACATCACTGGCTCAGCTTCGCGGGTCAGCTTCCATTGCACAGCTTAGTGACATGGTGTTGGGTCTGGAGCGTAACGGTCAAGCTGAAGACTTGATTGAACGTAACACAACACATGTCAGGGTTTTAAAGAACCGCTATAGTGGTGTCACTGGACCAGCTTGTCACTTGCTGTACAACAAAGAGACAGGTAGAATGTTCCAGACCGAAGTAGAACAGGATGTATTATGAGCGAAGTAGAACAATACTGGAACGCCATCATCAAGAAGTGGCCCACACCACAACCTAGCTACCACCAGCTAGACCCAATGGAACAGATGATGTTGATACAATCGATCAACATCTTGTTGCAGATACTTAACAACCGGAGAACATAATGAAAGTAAATATCGGGAACTATCCTGAAAACGATAATCCGCGACAGATCGAAATCACCATCGATGAGTACGACACATGGAGTATGGACCATACATTAGCCCTCATCATCGTGCCAATGCTCAAGCAGTT